ATGAAGAACGACTCCCTCTCCTATCCTCCTCGTGGCCTCTCACGCGAAGAGGCTGCCCGGTACATTGGCGTGGGCGTAACCAAATTCGACCAAATGGTCGCCGACCATCGCATGCCGAAGCCGAAGAAGGTTGACAGCCGCGTGATTTGGGATCGCCTGAAACTCGAAGCTGCGTTTACCGAACTACCTGGAGACGATGAAGAGAATATCGTCGACTTCCTGTTGCAAGGGAATCATCGCAGGGAATAGATTCATTCTGCCATGACCGACAAATATCCCGGCCTCTCCTCCTACACCGATCGCCATGGAAAACTTCGCTGGCGCTATCGGACGAAGGAGCGTGTTGTCAGTCTGCCGGCGCCAAACCAACCCGGTTTCAAGGATGCCTACCAAGCAGCGGTCGAGGGCCGGAAAGTCCCTAAGGCCCCTGTCGTCCAAATGCCCGGAGCTGCTCTACCCGGCACATTTGGAGCGGCCTTTCAGCGGTTGAAGATCTCGGTCAAATGGCTGGCGCTTGACGAAGCCAGCAAGCGCAAGAACACGAGGCTGATCGAAGAATTTCTGGAACTCCGGGTGGTGGCAGATCATCCGCTCATCTGGCGGAACGTGGCGGTTAAGAACCTTCGACGCATCCATGTTGAAGAGCTTCTTGGGCGCTTCATCGCCACGCCCCATAAGGCCAAGCACCTGCTGGTGGGCATACGCAAGCTGGTCTATGTCGCGCTCCGGCAAGACTGGATTGAAATCGATCCTACAGCAGCGGTCGAGTGGCGCCCTGCCTATGCCGGTTGGAAAGCCTGGTCGCGCGAAGCGATGGCGCAATTCGAAAACCGTTGGCAACTCGGCACCGCGGCACGCACTTGCTATGGTTTGGCGCTCTGGCTCGGCAACCGCCGCGGCGACGTCGCGGGCCTGCGTTGGGACCAGAGGGTCACCCGCCGCGTCTTCATCGATGGCATCGAGCGTCACTTCGACGGGTTTGATATCGTTCAGGCCAAGAACAAGGGACGAACAGGTGGCAAACGGCTTTTCGTGCCGATCACACCGATGCTGTCTGAGGTCCTGGATGCGGCCGACAGGCGCGGCGAGACCGTTCTGGTCAACGGCTATGGTGAGCCCTTCTCCGCCAAGTCACTGACCGGGATGATGGCGCATTGGTGCAAGCTCGCCGGTCTTCCGAAGGGTCTGACCCTACATGGCCTGAGGAAGTCGCTCGGTGTTTATCTGGCGGAGGCCGAGGCCTCAACCAGACAGCTCATGGACGTGCTGGGGCATGACGATATCGATCATGCCGAGCTCTATTCGCGCGAGGCCTCGCAGGTACGGCTGGCGGTCCAGGGGATGGATCGAGTCGTGCGCCTCGTGACGCGCAAGCCGATGCTTGGCGAACCTATTGGCGAACCTCGTGGCGAACCACCCTATAAAGCATTGATAAATAACGATAATGGTGGGCCCGGAGGTTGTACCATTCTTCCATGTTTTCAATTACTTGGCGCCCCGAACCGCCTGAATTGCCGGCGTTGAAACCATTGGGCTATTTGGCGCGCGCCCCTAACCTTTCCGCCCCTCTCACGCGAGGTGAGCGATGAGTACTGCCGTGCTGTTCCTCGATGTCGACGGCGTGTTGAACAACGAGGGCGTGTTCAGCGACCGGCGGTTTGGGCCGCTTCCGCTTGACCACCAGTGCATCACGCGTTTGCACAAGGTCGTCACCGACACGAATTGCGAAATAGTGCTCTCCTCCGCGTGGCGCGACGGCGATTGGACCGAGCGCAAGCTGGAAGCGTGTTTCGTCTTTGATGTGTTTGCCGGACTGGGCAAGGACTATGTGTGTTGTCGCCATGCGGACGGGCCTAACGGGTCGCGATGCGTGGAAGCAGTTTGAGGCAAGCGCCGCGTCTGGCAAAGTACCGGCCTATATCGTTGAGGATTTCGAGGCGATGGCTCACATTGCGATCACATACTTCGGAGAATGCATCGACGCCGCGCAGCAAAAGCAATGAACTGGCGCGCGATCGAAAGCCGCACGGCCTTCAAGCTCGGCTTCGCCCTTATCGTGGTGCTCGGCTATGGGCTATGGAAGTGGGTGGCGGGGTAGCGGAGCGCCGACCGGGATACCCCAATCCAAAGCGCTCCGCCATTTCCCAACTGCGCGTTGATTGAGACGGGCAGGGCCTGCTTTGAACCCCGCAAGATGCGCCTATCCACGTAGAATAGGGCCACGGCCAGCAGAATTTCACCGCGTCGCCGCCTCACTGCTTTGATAACCGAATCGGCCGAATCCGTCTACCCGCCCTTCGCCTTGGCGTAGGCATTTTGGCTTCGCCTGGCGATCTCGCGATCCTGAGGCCATGCTGAATACGCATAAGCGTTCGCATGAAGCGTGAATCCGATATTCCGATCGTGCCAGCCCCTGGCCTTGCACGTGGGACAGAACACCACCTGCAGCAGCTCGGGCTCCATGCTCGAATAGTCCATCCCGTACCGCTTCGCCAGCTTCACGAGATTGAGGCGCCTGTACTCATGGCAACTGTAGCAGGTGAAGGAGATTTCATCCCCGTGCGCCAGCACCTTGCCTATCGTGTCGATGTACAGCGGGTACGTAAGTTCGGGGAGTTTGAAGCCCATCACCGCTCATCCGTCAGATCGGAGAGCATTCCACAGGCCTTTGCCGCCACGAGGAAGGCCGTACGCGCTTCTTCTGGCGTTACCCTGTCCTCCAGAGCCGCATAGCAGGTCTCGAATGCAGCACGCCATTTCTTGCTGTTGACGCGGTTCCATTCCCGAAGCCGCTCGATGGCACCCTCAACGGTTGTCACACGGTGGGTCATGCCTGAGCCGGGTGCGCCTTTGATGGAGACTGGCGATGGAAACGGCGTCATGATTGTGCTATGTGATCCGCATGGGAAAGCAGCGGAAAGCTAGCGCCGTGTGCCCGGTTTGCAAGGGCGACCGGTGGGTGTGCGAGACGCATCCCGACAAAGGCTGGCCAACAACGTGCGATTGCGGGGCCGGAGAGCCGTGCCCGAGTTGCAATAACCCGTCGCCCGGCATGTTTCCGGCCATGTCTCCGGGATCGGTGACGCTATGGTCGATTTGGTCAGACGGCGAAACGATCCAATAGCAAAAAGCCGGCCTCGGATGATGCCGGGCTTCGTGGCAACGCACGTGCTGGACGACTGAAGCGCATATTGCAGAAACGCCACCGGTTTCTGAACTGAGCAGCGCGCCTATGTCGGAAACAAAAAAGCCCGCCTCGGCGATCCGGGCGGGCTGAGAGTCGATTATTTCGGCTGCCCGGGCTTTCACGAAAAAAAATTGCGCCTGAACTTGCGCAGCCGTAGGCTGGAGCCTATCTGATAAAAGTTTACCGAAATCGGGAAACAGAGCGGCCCGGTCGGTGCTGATAACACCGCCGGGCCAGATAAAACCACCTCGCGGTGGCGCGTGATCACGTCCGCGTACATGTGGTGCCACGGGCCCGCATGTCAAGGGCCAAAACGTCGCTACCGCCAAATGACATAACGAAAGATTTATGTGATGGCGGAAATGAAAGTGATGCTGTTCAAGAAGACGCGTATCCGCGTCGACAGCGAAGGCCGGGTTTGCCTGAATGACATCCACAAGGCGGCCGGTTTCACCAAGAACCAGCACCCGTACGATTGGCTCAGAGGGCCGAGCGCGACAAGGGAAGTCGCCGCTGTGCTGGCTCGAATTACGGGAAAATCCCGTAATTGGACGAAAAGCGAAATCAAATCAGCGTATTATACCAAAGCTGGACAATCCGGCGGGACATGGGCGCACGAGAATTTGGCGCTTGGGTACGCCACTTATCTGTCCCCTGATTTGGCCGTCGAAATTCGCGATGTGTTCCTGCGCTACCGTCGCGGTGACGAAACGCTCATCGATGAGATGCGTTCTCGTCGTCCGGCGAACGATGATCTCGACCTGCATCGCCAAATCGGGAAGGGAGTGCGCAAGCGCTACACCGCTACGCTTGATGAACATGGCGTGACCCTGCCCATGGAGTACGCCCGGTGCACGAATGCCGCCTATAAGGAACTGTTTGGCGGGACGGCGAAGCAATTGCGCCAGCGGAGAGGATTGCCCGACAAAGCCAATATCCGAGACAACATGTCTCTCGCGGAGCTGGCGTACACCATGGCGTCGGAAGCTCTCGCATCCGAGAGGATTGAGCAGCAGAACTCGCAGGGCTTTCTACAGTGCCACGATGCGACGAAGAAAGCGTCTTCGGCCATTCGCGGTGCTATCGAAGCGGACCGAGTTGCTAGGCTGCCCAAATCTGCATGAGAGCAAGGAACCCCGGCGCCGAAAGGTGGCCGGGGCCCTACCTGAGCGGCCTCTGCCGCTGCATCTGTTGTAGGGTGGCGGTCATGGCGCGAACCCACCCTTGATCATGAAGGCCACGATCCCGGCGAGGATGCCGCCGATGATGATGCGCATGATCCAGGTGAGCGTTCCGCTCAGCCCCTCCAGGGTCGTTTCGATCCTGTTGAAGCGCTCATCCATGTGCTTCCACTTTTCATCGTGGCGGGCACTCTCGATATCGCGCTGGACGCGCCATTGCTCCAGCGCAACAACTCGCGCCCTGATATCGGCTTCCATGGTGTTGCCTTCCGTCATCGGTCGTCCCTGCCCTGTTTCATGCACTGCTATGTGAGGTCTGAGCCGGTCAGTTCACGTCACGATATGACCGGGCTTGGCCGGCGGCAGTTGACTGGGCTGGCTTGGCCGCCCTCACTGTGACGATGAACTCTTGGCCGCCGAACGACGCCCACAAATCAGCCTGCCCCATACCGCCGCCGGTATCCATGCTGCTGCCTTCGTCCACTTGGGATTTCAGCATGTCACGAATGAGGTCGCGGACCTGTGCGGCATCGCCGGGATAGTCGAGCTTGGTGCTGTCGGTGCTCATGGTCATTTCTCCACCGGGGGTTGGACCTTCCACAGCCCGCCAAGACCGTCACGGGTGATGTTCATGGCGAGCTTGATGATCTTGTCGCCGATCAGCACCCAGCCGGCGACGAAGGCCGCCTGTTCCGCAGTCATGCCGAGCTGCGTCCAGTCGTAGGTGATCAGGGTTCCGATGATCAGGCCGAGCAGATTGAGGATGTTGTGGACGAGATTGTAGTTCATGGTCGTGTCCTCTGTTTCAGGAGGGGTTGCGCCGGGATCGTCCGGCTGTCTGCGGAGGTGGGCGTCGAAGAAGGGGCCGGTGGGCATCACTGGGCCGCCTGGAGTTTTTCCAGCGCATCCGCCGCCTTGCGCAGAGCGGATGCCGTGGTTGCCTGCGATGGATCGGCGCAAAGCCCGGAGAGCAGATCGCGGTAGGGCGCGACCTTGCCCGCCGTGTCGGACGGGATCAGGCCAAGGAGCGCCGCAAAGGCGAAAGCAGCATCGGCTTTGGCGTATTGCGGGCAGATCGATGCCAGACTTGTTTGAGCCGAGGTGTCGATCTTGGATACGGTGGTGCAGGAGGCGAGCGGAAGCATCGCCGCTGCAGTGAGCAGCAGTCGCATGAGAGTGGTCCTTTCGGGGTTTGGTTAGGCGGCCATCTTCTTGGCTTCGGCTCGCACGCCGGCTACGCGGTTCGTCCAGCCCTTGCCGAACGCGCCGAAGGTGCTGAGGCTCTTGAGGAACGCCATGCGCTTGTCGCAAAGATCGTCGATGAGCTTCGTCTTTGAACGCGCCTTGACGGCCCTCAGCGTGGCCGGGCCGATCTTGCCGTCCTGCGCAGCGCCGACGAGCGCCTGAAGGTATTTCGCCGCCCTCGCCGGCCCGCTGTTCACCGCAAAGTCGAACACGGCATAGTCGACGCCATCGGGAAGCTCAGCGCCGAGAACGGCATCCCAATATCGACGCCGATAGCAGATACCAGCCTGAGCCTCCGTGAGGCCTTTCAAGTCTTCAACTGAGCCACCCGGCTTGATGTAGCGGCGGAAGTTGGCAAGGGTGATACCCTTGTTCGTAGCCCCGCCCGGATCGGCGGGATGGTTCACGAAACCGCCCTCATGTTTGAGGACGAGCTTCAGCGCTTTCGCGAAGTTGCGATCCATAGCGTTTTCCTTTCGCGGTGCGGGGGAAGCTGGCTACAGCCGTTCGCCAAAAAAGGCCGTGTTGAGATACGCGCCGTCTATGGTTTGAGAGCCGGAGCCCGACTGATAGGCTATGTCAAAGAAATCGGTTCCGTTGGCGTCAACGACATCCGTTACGAGAATGGAAAAGCCAGACGTCCCCGAGGCCCGGACTTGGGTCTGCGCCCAATCGCTTCCGTTTTTGCGGATTTTGAGCAGGTATGCAGATTGGTCCGCAATGTTGACGCTGACGAGTACTCGGGCAGAGAGCCGGTACTTCCCGGCCGGCGGGGTGAACCGGGATGTTGAAGTATCGTAATACCCGCCAATGTCGAAGATTTCAGTCCCGAAAGTCACTTGTGCGTTTGACACGCCAGTCTGAGCTGTGCCGCCCTTGCTGACAGAGAAGAAAATATCAGGAAGCCCGATAGTCGCCCGTTGTGCCGCAGCATTGACATCGTCTAGAAGCGCTTGGCCGGCAGTCGTTACACCGAGAGATGTGAGCGCCGTAGACCCGCTCTCGCCGACGAACTTCGTGCCGTCGCCGACGATGATGGTTCCGTCTGCGGGGGTGATGCCCTGGATATCCGCCAGCTTTTGTGGAAACGGTCCGTGTACGAGCGCCCCACTCTGGAAAAACACGGGCCTCGCTTCACCGTAGTCCTTGAAGCCATCAGTCTGCACGGGGTTTTGCATAGATCAGTGGCCTCCCCGCGAGGTAGCGCGGCTTCACTCGTCAACGAAAAACTGACAACCCCAATGACCGCCGCAGAGCTTCTTTGCCTGCTCCGTCGTGACGGCGCGCGTCTCAACCGGCATTTCCGGAAGATGGAGGTAGCGGCGCGGAGGCTTGAACGCCTGGTAGTTTTCACCCGGTCGCGGAGCCGGCCTCTCCGGGTGCCTCCAGCCATTGCAATGCGCCATTTCGTGCCAATAGATTTCCTTCCAAGAAGGACGATCCACCGCAAAGACTATGACGCAGGTATCGGCGAGCGCTGAATTAGCGACTCCAAGAGTCAAAAACGCCGTGATAAGGCGTAGGCCAGCCATCTCGATCAGGTCCATTGATCGGGGTCGGTTAGGGCCGGCTGAGTGCTTCCAACACTCTTCCGGCCCGCTTATTCCAAGATAAGAGTCGTGGATTCCGGCGTCAATACTCGCGCATCAAGCGCCGTCAGTAATATTCCCACACACGCATGCAACCGGAGCCGCCAGCTATGCCAACTACCGTACCGGTTGCATGAAGAATAGCGCTGCCGCTACCGCCACAGCCAATGCCACTACCGCCTGCCACTGCTCCACCGGCGCTGTTAATACGGGCCCCAGCCAGAGACGCTTGCCCAAACGGACTTTCACCCGCTTGTCCGCCGCGTGCGTTGCCGAACGGAGACGTAGGATCGGGGTAGCTGAAACCCGGGGCACCCGCTTTGCCGGCCCCGATCAAGTTCGAGCAAGAACCGCCAACTGCCGGGGCCGACGATGCAGGTCCGGGGTTGGCGATGTACGAGAAGGAGCCGAAGCCGCCACCCCACGTGTACGTGACCCCATTCACCGTGCAGAACGTGTCCCCACCATTGCCGCCGTTGCCCCCGCCGATGCCTGCAAGCCCTGCGGCCCCGATCGTGATGAGGAGGGACGACGTTGTTGTCACGTCCAGTGGCGGTGTCATTCCATAAGCACCGGAACCACCTCCACCGGTGCTGCCTGCCGAACCCGCGCCGGAGCCAGTAAGGCCGCCGCTGCCGCCGCCCGCCCCGACGCCCTCAAGAACAATCCTCTTACAGCCAACTGGCCTATTCCATGTATTGGTAGTGAGAAAAGTCTGAGAGGTTGGGCCGTTGGGCCGAACGGGATTGACGAGCATCCACGCCCCGGCGCCGCCATTCATTGCCGCCGAGTAGAACAACACGTAAATGCCGGCGCTTTTGATGTCGCCCGGGTTGAGCGCAACATCGCCGCTCGCCCCCATCTTTCGAATGGCCTTCGAGCCAAGCCCGTTGTAGTTGAGCGTCACTGCTCCGGTGTTGTCCGCTGTGGCGCGAAAGGCAACTACGAGCCCATCTGCCAAGGCGGTGACGTTCGAGTTCGGGGTGACGAGGATGCCGTTCGCTGTTCCCCCGGCAGTAAGCGACCCGCCGAGATCGTCGCGGAACTCCGCAACGCGCCCCATCATTCCGCGCGCGGAATCGTTGACCAGCTTGCGAGCCATCCCCTCCGGCCACGGACACCCGCTGTCAGCGCTGCCGTTACTGGCCGGGGTTTTAGACCAATCCCAAATCGAAGGCATTTGTGATCCTCAGACGTGAAGACGGCGCTGGAGAAGCGCCTGCGTGATCTTGTCCTTGTCGGACAAGGCGTTCAGAAGCATGTTGCTGGTGGCGCGGGCGTCACCCATGGCCGGCGGACGAGCGCCGGGGACCGGTTTTTCCAGTGCCGCGCCAAGTCTCGCGAGATAGTTCCCGAACGTGTTTGGCTTATCCCCGCTCGCAATCTCGGCTGCTGCTGGGAGGATTGAAAACGGTGAGCCACCACCCGGTGTTGGCGCCATCGTCCCGAAGGTAGGTTGGTTCTGACCCGTGGCAGTTGGCGAGCCGATGCCGCCGATATCCGAAGGCGGATAATCAGACTGCTTAAGTGCGGGGGCAGCGTTACCATTGATGCCTGCCCAATTGTCGATGCCGGCCGCCTTCGCGCCGTACCACGGGGACCAGCCGCCCTGTTTTGCACTATCGAGAGCGAAATCGACGCCACGCTGCCATTGATTGGGGTCGCGGGGATCGATGCCGGCGGCTAGCGCGCGGTTGCCCATACCTTCCGGGAAACCTGTGCCACCGCCACCTATGAGCAGCTGGAACGGGCCGTATGACGGTTCTCGCGCACCATTCTTCGTGACAAGGCTCTGCCGTGTCGGGTCGGACAGTCCGCCTTCCGACATGGCGACTTTGACCGCCACGTCGGGATTGATACCGCGCGCCTGAGCGGCAGCACGGATGTACTGCTCAATTGCGTTCATGCGTGTTTCCATGAAAATTGGGAGCGGCTCTATTGCAAACCGCTCCCTTGTTGCCGGCCTTTGCGGTAGGCTAGACTAGTCTCTTAGAAGCCGCTCGAACCGGTACGCGCCGGCTTTGAGGAAGAGGTCGCGGAAGGTGGCAAATGAGTTGTCGCCGAGGCTTTCGCGAAGGAACAAAACAGCTTCCTCGGCGGCCTTCGTCTCTACTTCCTGTCGAGCCTTTATTTCAGCGTCCGCTTTGTCAATTCGACGCTGCGCTGCCTGTTTCTGACGAGCGGTTAAGCGACCCAAGCGCACAGGTTTCGTCGCGCTCTTGGCCTCCTTCACCATTACCTTTATGACTTCCGGCTCCACCATCTCCCCATCAGGGTACTTGGCGAACACTTGCTGGACCACCGGCTCTGGCGCACCAGCAAGTGCGTAGATAGCCGTGGGAGGCAAATGTAAAACGGTTTGCTTTTTGTCGCCAAACCGGGCGGCTGCATTCATGTAGTTGCGAGCGGTTCGGTCGCTCATTTGGAACTCGGCAGCAATCCAGTTCAAAAAGCCACCGTGGCCAAGTCGCTCCTTCATGATGGCCAAGTCGATGCCCGTATCGATAATCCCTGATATCATGCTGCCATGGCGCGAGCGGACGCGGGCCGCTACCGCCCGCGCCTCGCTCGCTATTTCCGCCGGCAGCGTCGAGTAATCGAAGCCGCCGGCTGCGACGATGGCATTCACTGGTGTGCTCCAAGCTCGCCGAAGTGCGTCTGACGCATCTGCGTCGTACTATCCTCGTCACCGGACTCGACCGCTACTGTTTTCTGACCTTTCGGCTTTGCGGCCTTGTAGGACGTACCGCGCAACGTGACGCCGAACTTGCCGGTATCGCCGGGTCGAAGGAACTGGAGTTCCCGCGACTCATAGAACGCATTCCATGCCGTCGCGATGTTGCGCATGTAGATGATCGGATCGCCGTAGCCCGAGCTGTTCTGAGCCAGGAATTGGTTCAGAGACCGGCGCGGGTCGTGCTTGTGCAGGCCGTCATCGTTTGTGGCCCCAAGCCAGAACTCCTTGGCCCTTTCGGGCTTGGCGCTGATAGTTGCCAAGCCCACCGCCACAACCGGGGCGCGGCGAAATGCTCCCTTCATTCCGTGCCGCGCGTCACGAACGCAGTCGAAATACGTCAGCGCCGTGGGGGCCCATTCCTTCATCTTCACCGCCAGATGCTCCAGCGATGCCAGTTCAGGATTGTTGCGGACACTCGGGCGACGGAAGTTCGACAGCACGAACTTGAGCGCCGGAGCAAAGGCATTGATCTCCATTTCCTCCATGCCGAGTTCGGAGCCAAGGCCCATCCCCAGGAATGCATCGTGAGGCGTGCGACCCCTGTGTCGATCGTGCCGCCCATAAAGCTGCCCGAGTTCCTTTTCGTCTGTTACGACGGTTTGAAGGATTGCCAGCTTGACGGGGATACCGGTCTTGCTGATCGCGGCAAGCGTGTGCTGGCCGTTCACGAGCTTCATTTCCCCGTTCAGCACGCCGAAGTGGATTTGGGTGCCGGCCATAAACCGACCGCTTTGCATTTCCAGAGCAAGGCGCTCGACGTGCCATTCTGCGCGGCGGCGTTGGCGTTCGTAGATGGTGCCGGCAAGCCACTCATCGGCCATATCGGCGGTGACGGTCAGAAGTTTCGACGTTGTAGACATTTGGTCCTCATCGGCTCCGGCCGGCCAAGCCCGGAACGCGTCAGGGGTTCGTATTCACGAACGCCGGAGCCGATGAAGCTCGTCGTTCGCGTTCTCCCTCATTGGCCGCGAGGGAATTTCGAATGTTCAGATGGTCAGCAGCGCGACGATCATCTTCTGTCGCGCCGGCCCTACAGCCTTCTCGGCGTGAATCATTTCAGTGAAAATCCGATCGCATTCGCTTTTGTCGATCGGACTCTTGCGAAGGGCGTCTGCGTAGACCCGCGACAATCGGCAGTGATCACGATGAGCAGTCTGCCAAGCCGCGATTGCGTCATAGACATCGGTCGGGATTGCAGTCAGTTGCGATGTCACCGCGTGCCCAGCTTCAATGACTGCGGGTGCGGCTACTGCGGTTCCGACAGCCAGCGCGGCCGGGGTGGATTTCAGGAACAGGCGACGAGAGATCAGGCCCATCACACCACCTCCCGCCTCGTCTGCCGCTTGCGCGCGGTCGGGTGAGCAGTAAGGAACGCCTCGTCTCCGGCGATACACCGATCAATCGCCGCGAGAAGGTCGGCGCCGTACTTCAAGGATTTCCGGCGCCGCTTCTTCCAGTCCAGACTTGCCCGGTTCCATGCCGGCGTGAGCAACAGCTTCTGGTATTCCTGGCGCCGCATCTCCAACCAATCGCAGTCGAAGCCAGGGGACCCGATAACTGTCGGTCGGCAGCGGCTGTTATGAGCGATGAAGTGGGCTTCCGACATGGACGCGTAGTACTTGTATGCATTCTCCTGCCGAAACCACGTCTCCTGACGGGCATTCCTCAGCATGGAATTGTATTGAGTGTCGATCGGCGCGCCTTCCGGCAGCGGCGCTAGGCACGCGCCGACAAAGGCCTGCAAACGATCACGATTTATGGTATCTGCGCGAGCAGCCATTCTCGATCTCCTGTTTAGATCGGCGTGGTTAGGGCCTTGGCTTGAGCACCACCTCTTGCCTTGGCCCGAACTTTATGGCATACCTTCCAGTAGCACGTCAAGCATCAATTCCGGTAGCAACGGCGAAATTTTCGATGACCATCAGCAAGGCCGAAAAAGTCAGGGAAAATAAGCTCAGACGGATGGCCGCCAGACAAGGATACATGCTTCAACGGTCAAAGCGCCGCGACCCCGATGCGCTCGATTACGGCCTCTATTGGCTTGTGGACATCTCCACGAACTTCGTCGTTTTCGGCGGCCCCGGTGTAACCGGCGGACCTACCGCCGATCTCGATGACATCGAAGAGTGGTTGACCACCGACTAAATCGGAAACGGTTTCCGATTTGCCGTTCTCGACTCCCGTTCGAAGTAGCGGCATGCTCTCCCGGCTTAAGGGAGGGTTGCATGAACGAAGAACAACAGCGCGCGGAAATGCGGTTGAAAGCGTTGGAGTACATGGTTGCGCTTACGTACAACCTCGTGCTCAGGCATTTGCCTTATTCTGAGGATCAGATTTCCGCGGTAGAACGACTGGCGGTGGAGCGTATGGGCCTGCAAGCCACCGGAATATCCGACCCCGTAATGTCCGATCATATTTCTGGCATGTTTCAAGATGCCTTGCATAAGCTGCAAGCTCAAGCAAGGCAGATGAGGACGGCGGGCTGAATCCGGGTAGCGGCACCCATGTCGCACCCTTTCTCTTCCGTTTCTTCACCTTGGATTGGGTTGCAGGGGGGAGGTCCTTTGTTGGCCCCCATTCAACCGACTCGTTTCTGCGGGTGCATTCAACAACGCCATTGTTGCCGAGCGAGGCAAATATCGGCGCGCCGCCCTGCCAGACTTCCTCAGCCATTCTCAACTCTCCTGATTTCCACTATATGACGCGGGATGCTCTGGCGCCTATTTCAAGCCTTGGTCGTTTTTGCCGTTATCGCTGCCAACATCCAATGGGGCTGGACTGATAACGGTTGGCTCGCTTCCGTTTGGGCCGGTTTTGCTGCTCTCGCCGCCACATGGCTTGTCGGCAAGGCCTACGATGTTCAACGCTTTGGACTAGAGGCCGCCGGCTTTCCGGGCTGGCGGTATGTCGCCAAGAACACGGCGCTGGCGGTTCTGCTCATCGGAGGGATAGCGTTAGCACTTGTCGCCGCCGCTACCTTCTTTCCGCTCCACCAACCCGCTTCTGTTGCTCAGCCAGAAGGGCAGCCGTAAGCGCTCGCCTCATTCCCTCGCTCATACCGCCGAGTGAAGCCGCCGACTGGTTGGAGAGATAGGCCTGGACCGGTCCTGACATCATCGCCTTTCCGGCCGCCCACGGAACCACACTCCCGGCAGCCGTGCCCAGCATCGCCATCTCAGGCGAGTGCATCGCGCCGGCCCCGCCGCCAAGAATCGCCGATATACTCGGCATCCCGCGCGCCGCGAGACGGCCCGCCGTTCCGCTGTTCGGTGGCGGCTTCATCAGCGCCTCACCGGCACGCGCCAGCTCGGCAAAGTCGCCCTGACCTTGCGTATAGTTTCTGCGTCCTTGCGTCTGCACGGTCGCGTTGCGCAATTGCGAAGGCGAAATCAGCCCCATCGCGGCGTTCTCGCCTGCGCCGCTGGCAGCGCGTTCCAGCGTCAGAAAATTGCGATACTCCTTCCGTGCTTCCTGCCATTTCGGCAGGACGGCCGGGGGCATATGGCGCTCTACGGCATCGTCCAGCGCCTCCTGCATCTCGCGAAGCGCATTCTTCGTTGGCCCGTCCGCCGCCTTTGACAGCCGGCCCATCTCCGAGCGGACGTTCTGGTACCCGCGCCCCTGTAGAACTCCGCCATTCTCGGCAGCGATTTCCCCGACACGGTTCATCATCCGCTCGATGGCTGGCGCGGGCATACCCGTCAAACTCTGGTATTCGACGGCAGCGTTGAGCAAGTCGTCCTGCAACTGCTTGTCGAGAGGAACGCGCGTGGCCGCCGCCAGATTGTCGAACTTGGCGCCGATGCGCTTGTAAGCTTCCGCCATTACTTCCGGGTCGGCGCGCGGAGCATCGATGCCGGCGCGCTTCAGCGCGGCCTTGGTGAACTGTTCGCCCTGTCGCTCAAAAATGTCGCTCCCGCGCTCGCTTTCGAGATATTGCAGACCCTTGCGGCCAGTTGCCTGGCCCGCTGTCAGATCAACGCCTTCCTTGTCCAAAACGTCCATCATCGCCTTGCGAGCCGGCGGCACTGGATTGGGCGATACCAGCGAGGGAAGGAAGCCGCCGCCGAGCGCGCCGGCTGTACGTGCCCATGACTCCAAAGGCGTACCTTCAGTCAGTTGCCCAGCCGTCTCACTGGTCAATGCCGGGATGAGAGCTTGCGTGACTGCCTTCTGCGCGAAGCGCCCCGGCCCCATCGCGGCGGCAGGAGCAAATTCGCCGATTGTGCGGGCGTATTCACCCGCGGTTGTCTGCGGCTGGTAAGGCTCGCCAAGAACCGGCGCTGTTGCCTCCTGCACCTGTTGCGTGGTCGGCGCAGCCATGCCGCCGGGCATAGCCATCTTGGACCACTCACCGATGTCTCGCGCGAATTCCGGAGACGCGCCAAATTTCTGAGCCACCCAGTCAATCGCGCTGGCGTTCACATCGTTGGCGCTACCCAACCCGCCGACAAGCCCTTCCGCGCCCTGCCGGAGGCCTGACAGAGCGGACAAGGCCATGTCCTTGAACGTGCCGCCTTCGCCTTCTTCGGCCTGCCGCTGGCGGGCGCGGGCCATGGCAACGGCCCTCTGCTGTTCGACGCTTACTTCGGAAGCCATAGCTTGCGGTCCTCGGGAGGCATGTACTTCCAGAGATCGGGATCACCACCCCATCCGGGCGGCGGCTTGTCACCCGACAAGTCGATGTCGGATGAAGGAGACGCACCGGACGGCGGCGCCGGAGGGGCCGGAGGCGCGTTCTTAGAGAGCGCTTGCTCCATGAACAAAAGAGCCTGCGGCGACATGCCAGCCTTAATTGCCTCCACGGCCCTCTGTCTGGCGGCGCGCTTCTGTTCGATGGTGCCCGGCTTGTCGCCAGGCTGTGGCAAATACATAGCGCCGTACACCGAATTCTCGTCCGGGGTGATTGCACCGCCGCTGTCCTTGCGGAGGATAGCGGCAAGGAACTCACGGCCCGCCTGTTCTGCTTTCTGATATTCCTCCGACTTCAGATAGTTCCCTGCACCAAAGGGAAGGTTGCCAGCGGCGGCCTCTCCGAAATTGGTCAGCGCGCCCTCATACTGCTCAACCAACGGCATGGCTCCGGCTGCGCGGGTCGCATAAACCGTGTCCTTGCTCTGTCCCTCCGTCAACGGCTTGATGTTGCCGCCCTGCTGGAACGTGACAGCGCCGGTTTCAGGGTCTACCTGAAGGCTCATCCCGCCCTTCTTCGAAGCCTCCCAATCCTGATATGTGCCCGGGAAACCCTGCTGCTTTGCGAACATGTATTCCTTGATGTCATCCGTCATCAGCTCGTTTTTCGACTTTGCCGGCCCCTGTGCGATGACATTCCCCGCCTGGTCATAACGCACCTGCCCCTCGCCCAGCGTGAAGCCCTCACCCCGTCCGCCCTGCATCCTGTCCCGCAGGTAGCTCTGCAACAGCGGAGGATTGTTGGTCAGCGCGACGGCGGTTCCTTCATCCAAACCCTGCTGTTTCAGCCAATTCACGGTTTCATTCTCGCGACGGCGTTGGCCGCCATCAAACAAGTCGCCGATGCCGCCAAGAAAGCCGCTGCCTGAATAGCCGGCGGCGTCCGGCGCCGATTGCCCGGAGGTTGAGGCAGACATACCGGCTGGCGGGGTCTGGTTCGCCGGCATCGAGGCGAAGCGCTCGGCTGCGATATCCTGATCCGGCCCCCTCCAAAGATTGGGGGGCCTCATATTCGGCGCGGCAAGCCTGTTGGCGTCCGCAGAGGACGGCGCCAGCATCTCGGCAAGCTGCTCCAGAAGGTTCGCCATGGCTTCACACTCGCAAAGTCAAATACTTCGTGCCGTTGCCGGTGCCGGTGCTGTAGGTTTGCATGCCGTTCACGGGCTTCCCGTAGGGCGAATATTGCAAGCCCTGATAGAACATGTTGCCATCAGCGCCGGGCGTCTCGCCCTTTTGCGAAACGTAGGCTGCCGGCGCTGCCGTAGTCGCTGCCGGCGTAATCTGCGATGGCAATTTCGGGGTCGGCATCTGGATCGAAGGCCGTTGAGGCGCGGTAATCGTCGGCATGGAAATGCCCGAGGTTGGCGCAGTGGCGGCGCTCCCGCTGCCGAAGCCGCCCGTTCCCATGAACGACGCCGCAAGGGGCGCAAGGCTTCCAAAAATCGGAGAACCCGTCATTGCTAAACTCCTGATTTTCCGTTTAAAATGGCGAACCCGCCGAGCGTTCCTAGGCGCTGCGACGGGCTCTAACCAAGGAAGCATGGAGCGCTCCCAATGGCTGCCACCCGTTTATGTTCGATTCCCGATTGCGGCAAGCAGACGCGAAGACGCGGATGGTGCTACGCACATTACCGCCGATTTTTGCGACACGGCGACCCTCTCGGCGGGAACATAGGTCAAGGCGAAGCGTACACTTACCTCTGCGAGGTGATCCTTCCCTATGAAGGCGACGACTGCCTGATTTGGCCTTACGCCCGCTCACGCGGCTACGGTAGAGTCTGGGTGCCATCTTTAGGACGAATTGAGTCAGTGCATCGCCTCGCTTGCCAAGAGCAAAATGGTCCGCCGCCAACGCCTGCACATGACGCGGCGCATACATGCGGCAGGGGCCATCTCGGCTGCTCAACAAGACGTCATCTTTCTTGGAAAACTCGCGCTGCAAACATGGCCGATCAGCTTGAACACGGCACGCGTGCGCGTGGCGAGCTACAGGGGAGTTCTCGATTAACAGAATCGATCGTGCATCAAATACGCGCCGCCAGCGGCCCGCACCATTCCATTGCCGCTAGATATGGCGTTTCACGTGAACACGTCAGGGACATAAAGAATGGCAAGAGGTGGGCATGGCTTAAATAGTCAGCCATGGTCTATTTCCCTGAAAACATGCCGGTCAAAAGTGCACCGGGATTGAAGCTGCTGGTCTCGGAAGTGCCCGTGCCGTATGGCCCTGCTGCGCCGCCCGCCGCCGCCTGGAGGAGGCCAAGCTGGGTCCAGTCCTGCATGTCCAAGCCGTACCATTGAGAAACGGCGTCATCGAGTTGCTTCTGAGCCTGCGTATCCACAGCGCCGCCAGCATCGAGAACGGCCTGAGCGCCGGAGAGTTGGTTGACGAACTGCTGCTGGTCCATGCTCGACATGGCGTTTGTCGCCGCCAGCGCATTGTTGACGCCTGCCCCGTATTGAGAGCTTGCCGTACCGTACATGCCGCCCTGGAGACCGAGCGCGGCAAGCTGGTTCTGAATGCTTTGCGAGTTCGCGCTGTCGATCATACCGGTTGCGTTGAACTGCGCGTCCAGCATCCTGTTCCAGTCGTCATTCAGGCCTTGCAGAAGCATCCCGGAGGTATTGTCCGCAATCGCCTTCTGCTCCGCGCCGGAGCCCGTCGCGCCCATGCCGGAATACTGGCTTTTGATCAGACTGTTCGCGTCGGTGGTCGCTTTATCCAGCAGCTGCCGATAGTACGGATTGCCTTCTGTCAGATATTTGCCTGAAGCATAATCCGTCAGATAGTTCGATGCTGCGGTGGGCTGGCCCGCCGTACCATATACCGATCCGGCGGCGTCCCCGACCCCGGATATCGAGGCGAGATACGGATCAGAGACCGCCGCCGCGCCAATCTGCTGATAAAGCGGATAGGTTTGACTGGTGTTCCAATTCGAGCCGGCCTGAGCCAGTTGGTTGAGGCCCTGAAGCGTCGTGTCGGATAGGTCGGATACTGTGCTTCCAGTGTATGTGTTGCCGCCAGAACCCGAATTGTAAAGCGATAGCGCCTGGTCCGCCGAAAGCGAGAAAAGCGGTTCGGCCCAGGCGGGAGGAGACGATTCGCTAGTGGTGGATGATGTCGTAGTCATCAGGCCGCCTTCCGCAATAGAACCGCGTGCTCATGGTAGCCGTATCGTTTCATGATCCGCCGCCAACCCGGCCGGCCTTCAATCGCGGTCAAATCCAGTTTTTTTTCTGCCGCATACGCTTCAAGCGCTTCTACAAGAGCACCGAGCCACGTTCGCATGTCTCTCCCAGCCAAATCGAGCAGCGTGCCCACCTTCACGCCGGTCGCGTCGATGACGTGTTCTTTGGTAAGGGCGATCGCCTTGAGGGCATCGCCGTCCAGAACCAACCAGAGTTTCTTCCGCCCTGAACGGCAGTCCTCGAACAATGTCTGGACCGTGACATCGAGGGGGAACCTCTTGACGAGCCGGCCAAACAACGTGGTGATATCCGCGCCATAGCTCAGCAGCCTCTCTGGAGGCCATCCGGACGTGTCCAAGATGCTGATCATTGCTGGCCGGCAGACACGCTGTTGACGCCAATCCCCTGCGCCGCTGTCCACATCGCACCGGCCTGGATTGTCAGTCGGAACCTTTGGAAGCGCGCCCGACTTTTCATGCGCACGACGCCTGTCCGTGTCGACGGGACGCCATCCGCGCTATACACTACCGGGTCACCGCGCCGGTTGCGCGATCCGATCGCTACCGAACACTGTGCGGTATCGACAATGGGCATCGGGTCGGAGACGCGCGTCATCCCTCCGGTAGTCCCGCCGACTTCTTGCGTCGTGACAACCGCCTGAAGGTTCGGGCCGCTAAAAAAGCCCATCTTGAAATCGTCAGTGAAGGCAGACATGAGCGGCGCTCCGCCTTCATAGATCGACGAATCCAGAGACACATCGCCCTGGTCCTCGAGGAGCACATCACCCGGTGCGTCATCATCAAGGGACAGGCCGGTCGTCCCGGAAGCCAGCGGGAACAGAATGCCTACCCGCAGATCGGCCTTGGTCCATTCGCCAATTTGCCAATCGTAAATGAGAATTTTGTCGTAGGAGCTCGTCGCCGAGTTGATCTTGACCGCGAAATAGGCCCTCTGGAAAAATGGGTCGACCTCGCAGTAGACCGCATCCGGCTTTGCGCCACCCATGAGACCGAAAATCGTCCTGTCCACCTTCTCGAAGCCGATTGGAGTCAGGGCACCAGTGCCATCCACCTGCCAGAACGCGCCGCTGTCGGCGAAGAATCCCAAGCTACCCCGCGACCCGAAGGCGTAAGGCGAAATGGCTCCCTTCCCATCCTGCACCTTCTGGATCGAATAGGTGACAGTGGAGCCGGGCACGAATGTGCCGACACGAATTGCCCGTTGCTGGACGATGACGGGATTCGTCCAGTCGGTCGCCGCCATGATGTCGCCACCGTCAGGGAACGTCCGCGATCCTGACGTTCCAGTCGTCCAATTCGAAATATCGTTGGTGTCGCACCATTTGACCGTTGGCCCCGAGAACAAGGCCATCCGGTCACCCCAAATAGCGAGATTCCTGGCGTTGGGAGGCGAGCCGGCAAGGTTGTCGAACGTCGCCGAGACGCCGATCTGATAGACCTGCGGGGCGTTGTTGATGTTGACCGCTACGACATAGTTCCCGAACTGCCGGAATCTCCACCGCTCGCTGACCAAGGCGCCATACGATGTGGCCGGCTTTGAGACATCATCCCATCCGGTCGTGCCGGCGTTGTACTTGTAGAGCTTTGTCGCGGTGCCGACGAAGATGTGGACCACACCATTGACGCGAGCCGCCAAGCCGCCGAGAGGTTGAGCGCCAACCGCAAGGGTGAACGCCGCCAGAGACGGGAATGGAATGAAGCGCCCTGCCCCCATGAGGACGTTTTCCACATCCGACGAGTAGTTGTCGTTCAGATGGCTGATATCCGGGCGCCATGGCACAAACGGGATGGCGGCCATGTCAGAAATCCGTCGCCACAACGCGGCCCATGCCGATGCGCATTGCTGTCTCGCCCTTGAGCGCGGTCAGCCAAACACGGAAATCATTTAAGGCTTCCGTGGCGAGTGCGGCGTCTTTGAGCGTGTCCTTGTAGAGGACGTATTTCGCGCTCGCCTTGATCAGGTCGTAGGCTTCCGAAAGCCACGCGTTCGTGTCGCTATCATCACTCAAATCAAGAGTGGCGAGGCGATACGGAGATAGCTGCAGCCTGACGGTATAGATGGTGGACCCTGGCAGGGGATAAAGGCGGATTTTCTGAGCGAAATAGGTCCAATCTGTAGGCGCTCCATCCGAGGCAGTACCGTCACTGCTCCGCTCGATTTCTTCTGGTCTCCGACGCGTCAGTTCGGTACGCTTCCCGCTGCCGTCTTCCACAAAAGCCGCGTCGATCCTGACCAGCGTCGGAATGTTGGTATTGTCGCTGCTGTCATACCATTCCCGTCCGTTCACGGTCGGGAAGGTCACGTCGCGCGTCTCGTTGAAGTAGAACGAATATTGGGAACAGAATCGCTGCGCCACCGCCATGGCCGCGTTCACATCCTCCGAATACTCGCCATTGGTGAGATCGGCGTCACGGTTGATCGCGGCGCGCAGATCGGCGACGGTCGGCATCAAACAGCCCCGCGGCAGTGACGAAGATGCATGGCCTTGCCCCTACCGAGGGGCTTGCCGCATTTCGGGCAGGCATTGGGCAAAGGAGCGGGCGGAGATTTCTCCCCGTCCGCTTCCCGAAGTGCCAACCGCGCCTGCTGAAGGCGCAGTTGGGCAAGCATGGTCATGTTCATCAGGCGTCGTTCTGAGGAACGTACTCGATGATCACGTCGGCATCACCGACAGTCGGCGCGCCGCCGATCGTCAGGGTCGGCACTTTGTCGGCGGACATGGTGGCCGAAGCTGCCGTTGCCGCGAGAGCAACCGCATTACGCCCGAGTGTCGCCAAGCCGTTGGTCGCTGCCGCGGCTATATCCGTGGTAGTGCCGCCAGAGGTACCGATCGCAAGAGTCGGCGTGCCGTCGAAAACTACACGAACGACCGTGTAGGCCTGGAGGACATCCGCGCCCTTGGGAAGGGCATAGCCGAGCGTGTAGGTTTTTGCACCCGCACTGCCTGCGATCTTGTATCGCAGGTAGTGAACGAGCTGCCGGTTGTAGTCGCGTCCGACAGAACCCCGTACATTGGTGGTCATTGCTCAGCCTCCTTACGCGGTGTGCTTCGCGGCATAAGACGAGACGACAACGCAGGAATTGTCCTGGCTCTCGAACTTCATCTTCTTCATGCCGAACATCGCCATTGCTGAAACCTCAAGCTTGCGCTTGTGATCCAGCAGCTCTTCATTCCACGCGTAGGTCGTGGAACCATTGCCCTTGCCATAAGCAAGAGCGCACGCCTGGGCGCCGACGAGAACCGCGCGACGGACCGTCGCGATGGACGCGCCCGTCGAACTGTTCACGCCATTGGTGACGTGGTTGGCCTTCTTGAGGATGACATTGTTGTACTCGCCCAAGGCATCCGTGTAGATCGGGTTCTTGGAGCCCGCGCCGCCGGCAAGAGCTGCCTGCTGGATGTCCAGCCATTGCCCCGCATTGGTGTTGGTGCGGAGGTCGGTCACCTGGTACGGATGCAGGTACATGATGTACCGGCCGCCGCTGATATCCTGGCCTCCGTCCTTGCCCTCGACATTGATCGGTCGAACCGGAGAAGCCCCGGTGTCGGCCAGTTCGCGGGCAAAGTCCACATACTGAAGGCTGAACGGATCGCCGCTGACGAGCTGCTCATCTGCCGTGTTGACGGCAGGCCCGGTTGCGTCGACCCAAATCTGGCGAGTTGGCGCCGTGACGGCGTTGAACCCGGTATACTTCTGCCTCGTCTCGGCAGTGTAGCCGCAAACGTGGTTGAAGAAGGTGACGGACATACGCTTGCCTTTCCACGTGCGCAGGCCGCGACGAGCCGCCTCGCGGAGGTTCGGCTTGACGCGCTGAGCATCGATGGATCGGCCTTCGTTCGGGATTTCAACCACCCCGAGAAGTTCATTGATGACGAGGCTGTCCGAGAAGAGCGACAGGCTTTCGCCGTTGCCCTCCGCGACCTCGCCTTCGGAAATGCCATCCTGCTGCAGTTCCTTCATCAGAGCATAGGTGATCTGGTCACCTGATTCCTTTGAAGTCTCGTTCTTGAGCTGGATGACCGAGTTTTCGTCTTCGCCGATAAGCGAGGAAAGCTCGGTACGATAGACAATATCGTATTCGAGGCCCCGCGCCCACAGCTTGACGGCCAAGGGATCATTGATCCCGAAGGTCGTGTTCGACATGGATTCTCTCCAAGAGAAAATTGAGGGTTGGGAGCCATGCTTGACGCCGCAGGCGGGCGAAGCGCCGTAATGACAGACGGGCGGCTGTTACCGGGATGTCGGACCCGGTGGCCGAAGCATGAATTTCAGGCCGTCATGCGTAGGCCGTCATGGGCTCACACCCACAGGGCAGCAGGCGCCGCCCATGATCAGTTCAGTGAAGCCCCATGATCTGTTCGATCTCAGCGCGCCCGCTGGCGGTGCTCATGAGCTTCTTGAAGTCGGCATCCGACATTAATGCCAATCCCTTCGCGTCCAACTTCGCGGGGGCGGCGCCGCCCTGAATCCCGGATAGGCTCTGGTGCCGCGCCTGACGATCAGCTAGCTCGCGGATCGCTTCAGGCCCCTTGGGCTTCTGCTGTTCCTGCTGGCCGGGCTGATACCCGAAGGCGAGCGCCAACTTGTAGACCGCTTCGGCCGGGTTGGCCTGGCGCTGCGCCGCCGTGGCAATAATATGCCTCAGCTCGTTGTCGATCTCGGCGTGAATCGCGCGCGGGTTCTCGAACCGAGGATCAACTGCGGCGTAGGCCTCAAGCTGTTTCACACGCACATCCGACAGGAACTTCGCAGCCTCTCCGAAGTCCGGCTGTTTGGTCGCTATCGCACGGCAACTGTCCTGCCAGAAGCCCCATATCCTGGCCTCCTGCTCGCTCTGCTGCCGAGACTGCGTTTCGGTCTGCTCTCGCTCGTTCAGGCGCCTTTCCAGCGCCCCGTGTTGTTCTTCGAGCCATTTGGAATACGCGAAGATATCGACATTGGGGTCAGGCTTTTCCGGCGCCTTCGGCGGTTCCTTCTTGCTCTCCATCTGCTGGAGGATGATGTTGGTGCGCTCTTCGAGCCGGGAATATTTGTCCCTGAGCTCCCGTTCGGCCGCCCGCGCCTCCTGGAGCGCGCGAACATCGACCATCTTGGGCTCTTCCTGAGGCTTTTCCTCAGGCTTGGCGAACCGCCCGTGCTCGTCTCTCGGCCGATCATCGCCCTTGGGGGCGTCATCAACCGGAGAGCCTTCTTCTGCCGGCGGCGTTGCGCCGTCCAGTGCCTTCAGTTCGTCTTCCGACAAGCCGTCACGCATGAAATCCTGTTCGCTGACTTTCGCCATCGTTCATTTCCTTTGCCCTGTTTAATTGCCTGAATGACCGGTCAGGGGCGGGACGAGTTACTGCCTCGCACGGAGAGCAGCGTTGGATTGCTGGATCGCCGCCCGCGCACGCTCGACATCGAGCTTTTCCATGTCGCGCTGGAAGTCCATTTCCGCTTCGCGGCGCTGCACCATCAGATCGACGCCCGCCGCCTGCATGTCCATCTGATGCATTTCGCGTTTGGCTTGAAGGTCCGACTGATTGCCAGTGGCCTCCGCCTGTGCCTTCACGCGCGTTTCCATGGCGCTGGCCGCGTCCTTCGCGGTGCTGGCCTGCATGCCCTGCATCTCCGCCTGATGACGCTCCACTACCATACGCTCCTGCATCTGCTGCTTGGGCTGCTGCTGCGCCTGCATCTGCTGGGACATCTGCTGCAATTCTTCGATGACACTTGTTGGCAGCGGAGAGTATTCAAGCAGCTTCAAGAGAGCCTGAGGCGGCAACATCTTCACCACCATCGGCAAAAGCGTCTGGAGGAACGACCATGTCGCCTCCTTCTGATTAGGCGACGAGGGCGCATCGTCAACAATCACATCGTATTCGGCGCTGGCCTGCTTGATCAACGGGACGTACCGTGCCTGACCGTCCCCGACGATACGGACCAACCTCCCATCGGATAGATCGTTCTGGATGTAGTGGAGCATCACTCGACCCTGACGCTCGCGGTAGTGCTTCAGCGCATCGAATAGGGGTTGCAGGATCGTCATGCCGGCCTGCCGGCGCTGATACTCCAGCGAGGCAGCTTGCCCCGCTTCCCTCATCCCCAGCATTTCGACGCTAACGCCGACCGAATCCCTTATAGACGAGATCGCGAACTCCGTGAGATGCTGAAAGCCGGCTGGAAACGTAGCCGGGGGCTTCTCCTTGACCCTGTTGGCAGCGATGGCTCCATCCTCAAGCCACGTGATTTCGTCAGAGCTGGCCCAACTCTTCTCCGCCTGGCGCTGATTGGCGAACGCTCCTTTTTCGGCCATCAGGCCGCCCTTGGCGTTCGAATTCATGATGAACATCGTCTGGCTGAGCCATTTGTTGGCCCATCGCTGCGGGTCCATCATTGCCCGAACGATACCGTACCACGTGCCCTTGTTGCGGTCCCTTTTGCCTGTGATGCACTGGAGCGAGAATTGATACGGGCACGGCGCCGGCCCGACACTCAGAACGACGTTGCCAAGAAACGCCTGCTTGCGGACCTTGCGCCTGGCTTTGACGCCTTCCATTTCGGTGCCAATAAGCTGCTTCATGCGCTTATTGGCCTTCTCGAACTCGGCAACGCTGAATTCGGCCTGTTCTCCGCTCACGGGGTCATAGGCGATGACGTAAGTTTCGCGCTCGACCCATTGAACCTGGACCAGCGTGACCATCATATCGCCGCTGTCGTTATCCCCTTCAGAAGACGATGAAACATCGCGCTTCAGATCCCTGACCGAGCGCACTGTGGTCCATGTCGCATCAAGATCGGCCCGCGACCTGTCCGGGAACATCGCCGTCGCCTCCGACAACGGGACGCGCCGTGTCCGCCATACCCTGCGTGCATCAGCCAGGTTTCGCTTGGTCGCGTTGAAATCCCACATCATTTCCAATGGATCAACGCGATCCAGCGCCGGACAGCCTTCAGGCTTCTCCTCGAAGTCGATGCGCGTTTCGGTCCAGCCCATGCCGCAAACCAGCTGGTCAAGGAAAGCATCGCTCTCCTCGTTGTCGGCGTGGGATTCGTCCCGAAACCAATCTCCCGCCGCCGTCAGAAGCTCATTGGCTTTCGCATCGCCCATCTCGCGCGGTATGAAGCGGACCTCCCGACGATTGCCGATCTCGTGACCGTGGATCGAATCCACGATGACGCTGGTCCGGTCGAACGTTATTAGTGGGCGGGCCTTGTCCTTGAGTGCCGCAATCTCATTGTCTGTCCAATGGCGGCCTGCAACGAACTCGTAGTAGACGCGAGCCTCCTCGCGCCACTTATCGGAGTGGTCGCGATCGTTGATATACCATTGCTGGACAGTGCGAGGGACTTCCTCGCCGACAGCAAGGTCCGGCTTCAGGCTGTCCGCCATTTACCAGCGCTTCCAGCCTTTCGGCTTGGTCGAGCCGGCTACTCGCTTCGATCTCGCTGCCATTTCCTCTTCCTCACGCTGTGAGCCACGACTTTTCCGTCTTATCGCGGTAGAATCTTTCGCGGTGCCGATCTCTCGGCTCGGTGTCGTCGAATTCTGGCGGGTCATAGATGGGTCCAATTAAGCCAAAGGCATCGGCGGCATGCGATGACCAATCGTGTTCGGGGCCGAGGCCAACCTGCCGCTTTTCATCAATGCGCTCATGGTAGTTTGCCAGCGCCTCGATTCCTGCCTGACAGCGTTTGTTATCGAACCATATAGCTGGCCAAAGCCGGCGCATCGTATCGACCCGCTTGAGAGCTGCGCCCTTGCCTTGGTTTTTGACCGTTTGGACCTGAAAGCCGGCAGCTCGAATGTGATCTTCGTAACGCACCGCGTTAATCAGATCGTGCTTGGCGCCATCATGAGGGAGATAGCATGTGGCTGCGCCATAACCATTCAACCGCAGCCATTCGAGATGCGTTGCGAGCGGCTGGTATACGACCTCATAATAATCAATCAGCCTAATCTGTAGACCGACGAATTGAACGACCCATATGACAGTCGCATCCCTCATCCCGATATCGAAAAATGCCTTCACCGGCATGTTTGGGTCGCGTGGGACAGGGCTTATGCGGCCTTCTGTCTTGGCTTGCGCTATTTCGGAAGCATAGTAGGCACCGCGAACCGCCGCCTCGAAAGAACACTCGAACTCTTGGGCGTACTGGTCGGCGCTCATCGTCCGCCGGGCGTCGGCGAGCTCGGATGCATCGATCAAGCCCGTCTCGCTCGCTCGCAACATAAGCGGGAACCAGCCTGGATCAGATTGAGCCGCTTCCCAAATACGATAAAAGCCGTTGTGCCCCTTCGGCGTACCTATGAATGTAGCCCAACCCTGCCGGTCAGTCAGCATTGGGCGGACGATCTCTCCCCACACTGATGGGGCCATATCTGCGTACTCATCGAGTACCGCACCGTCGAGATAAATGCCGCGCAACCGGTCGGGATTGTCCGCCCCGTAAAGTCGAATCCGCGCGCCGTTGGGAAGGTCAACGCGCAGTTCACTTTCGTTCGGCTCGCCATTAATTGGCGCCGTAAATCGCTTCAGATAGGTCCACGCCACATCCTTGGCTTGGTTGTAGAGCGGTGCAACATATGCAAAGCGCGGATCGGGCCTGGAACATTCAAGCGCGCCCTTGAGCAGTTTTTGAATGCAGGCGACGGTTTTCCCTGCGCGCCTATGGCACACGGCAACCGACCAGCGCCTATCGGTGGTTAGCAGGCCGGCAAACTGACGCCGCGCGGCGATCTCGACCTCAATCGACGGCAATACGCACCTTGAAGTCAATCGGTCCGCCGTCCTTACCCGTGTGCTCTATATTGGCCAGCTTGGCATGGACATATGGCGCCGCCTTCTCTGCTGCCCAGCAGCGGTTCTCTATGCTCTCGTCCTCATTGCGGAGGATGGAGAGCATGAAGTCGAGAGGCATCAGCCCTGATGCTTCGGCCTTGTCGATGTTCTCTTGTGTGCGCTTGTTGCGGACGCCGGCCCTGCGTCCCGCGCCCTCGCGCTTGCCGCCGCGAGCCATTTTGATAACCGCTGATTGTTTTTCAGAGAAGTATGAAAAGCCCCGGACGCTCGTCAGCATCTACGGGGCTTGGAATCTGGAAAAGCTTCGCAAGGCGACGGGCGGTGACCTTCCCGTCATGCGCTCGGCGAGTATTCCCTATAACGAAGGTCCGCCAGTCAGCCGCAAATCACCTGTGCGCAATTCTATGCATGCCACATGCAATGTCAACTATGCCGCCGCGATGTCCTCAGGTCGTACCCAGGTAGAGCCTGAACCAAGCGAAATGCGCACGCGGTCCTCACCATTGGTTTCGAGTACCGTGGCCTCATATCCGTTCAGCGCGCTTTCGAGTTTGCGCACCAGAACCTTAAGGCCGGGAGAGAATTGCTTGTCCAGCGCTTCCGCTCGGTGCTTTCGAGCAACGCGCGTATCGTCGAATTGCATGTCGGTCTCGGCAATCTGGAAATCCTCTACGATTTTGGACGCCACCCGAATTGGATGATTGTCGTGATCGCCGAGGACTGAATCGACACCGTCGCATGCCCTGACAAAGCCGAAGTGCTCACCCCCTATGGGAAGCCCAACGAACAGGTAGCCGACGAGAAGCGGTCTCTCAATCACCAGATAGGTGTTGGTGCGCTTGTTCCACTTCTCGAAGCGCTGGAGCGGCAGATAGTGGTCAAAGCCGGCCGCCCGGAGATTGCTCGCAGCCTTCTCTTCGGAGCGGACGTTTGTCCGTACCACATACCAGGCCTTGGCTTTGTCGATGAGCTTCAATTCTTAGCCTCGTTCCTGCTCAGCGCCAGTAGGTGATGCCATCATTGCACGCGTATCCCGTCTTACCGGGGACAGTGATGGGAACGATTGACACTTGCCCGTTCGTGCCGACGCCGACGCCAACTGTGCTTGTCGGCCACACCTCCCCCACAACCTGACACTCGTGGTCGGCGGCAAATTTCTGCCAGCGCGCGTCGTCCTTGATGGCCGCATAGATGGCGACTGCCGCCAGACCAAGAACCAGCCCGGCCAATCCCAGAAAAATGGCTCCGTCGCTCATCGCGCGTTCTCCTGCTCAGCTTCTTCGATTGCGCTGCGGATCGTCATCCCTGCTTCCTCTGGTCTAGAGCCGATCGGCCCGGCAACGGGTCGCCAAAGATGCGCGCCGTCAGATTGCGCGTATCTGCGGGCACCAATTGGAGGAGCCGGCTCGCATCCCGCTCTGCATGCCGTGCTGCGGCGCGAGCCGGATACTGGAAGCCGGCCGCCCGTTTAGCTGCCGCCGCTTCCCTCTCCATAGCGCGCTGCCGCAATTGCTCGATGCGTGAACTCGGCATTATGCTGCCTCCTGCTCTCGCGGGAGGAACTGCCGGTCCCATAGACCGCGTGTTGGTGACGGGTGATAGCGATAGGTCTTCTGATCGAACCAGAGTGACACCTTGCCTTCAAAGTCCCCGTTTCGTTGCTTTGCGACGTTCAGCAGCACGCCCGGCTTCTCGCTATAGAGCTGCTCCTTTTCGGCCTCTGTCTTGGCCGCGTGGATCAGTTCCTCATGCTTTCGATTCCGCCATACCGTCAGGATGTTGAACGCATTGGCGCCAATCTCCATCGCGCCCTTGATGTCTTCTGTTTCCGGCGCGCCCTGTCCCTTTTCGCCCTTGCGGGCGTGGGCGACGAGATGGACGTGGACGTTGTGCTGGATCGCCCAGTCCACCAGCCTGAACATCGCTTTTTCCTGGCCGTTGTAGTCGTCCTGGGCGATGCCAAGACGCATCAGGCTATCGATGATGAACTGGTCACACCCGTACTTGGCGCGGGCGTAGTCGAAGATTTGGAGCAGCTCGTCTATGCCGGCCTTTCCGACGCGCTCGTAAAGCAGCAGACCATGATCCAGCCAGCCGATGATGCGATCTATGTATTGCGCCGTAGGCCTGTCCAGCCCGCCCGTCTGCTTGCACATCCGCTTGAGCGTTTGAGCGCATTTCATCTCGAACGATGCGAGACAGACCCGGCTCCCTTGCTTGATCCAGTGCGGCACGCAGTCAGACAGGATTTGGCTTTTCCCCATGCCGGACGCGCCACTCCACAGGGTCACTTCGGCGGGACGGAAGGCGAGCAAGTCGGCGAGCTTCCCGTACGGAACAGTGTAGCCGACATGTTCCCCTTGGGCTGGCCAGAACAACCGAATAACCTGATCCGCGAACTCACTTGCTCGCCTTAGCCCCTCCGGGTCGAGGTTGTCGGCGGCCAACAGGGCCGCATCCATTTCCGCCCTGGTCCTGCCTGCCATCAGGCATTCGTTGGCGTCTTTCAGCGGGAGGTTGACACGGTAACAACGATGCCTGCCAAGCCTTGATGCAATCTCGGCGGCGCCTTCATCGCCGGCCTTGTCCATGTCCATAGACAGGTAAATCCGCTCGAACCGTTCCAGCCTGTCGTATTCGTTCTCAATCCACTTCTGCTTGGCACCCTTCCCCCCACCACGAGGCACGGAAAGTGCCGGATGCCCATAGGCAAGCCACGACATGGCGTCCTTCTCGCCCTCAGTGATAACAACCGTCCGCGCATCGTCGGGAACGACTTGCCAGCCGAACAGGCAGTCCTCGCTTTCGGCGCTCGACCTGATCTGCTTCTTGCCGGCACCGTCACGGTCCACGCATTCGTGCTTGACCATGATCAGTTCACCGTCGCGGAGGTATGGGAACACCATCCATCGGCCCGCCTCGCCGACCCGATATGCGTCGATGACCTCTGGAGGTATATTCCGATCTTCCGTCAGATAGTCCCGAACCGCTTCCTGCGGCTTTCGGCAATCCGGCTTGGCAGGCCTCGTGTAGGCCTGTTCAGGCTTGCGGTATGGCTCGGGGCGCTCGACGCCCAACCACCGCCGCGCGTCGTCGAGAGCCTGGGACAGCGTTCCACCCTTCGCGACAACCCACAGGTCCAGCAGGTCGCCGCCCTCCCCGGTGGCGAAATCCTGCCATACGCCGGCCTTGTCCCCGACGAGATGGACGCCGAGGCTCTGGCCTTTTTCACCTGCCGTGGAGCCGGCGCGCCATTCCGGGCCGTCCTTCCGGCCGCCAGGCAACAGCATTTCGGCGACCGACTGCGCACGGTCAGCCAGCATGCGCTTGACGGTGAGGATGTCGGTCATGCCATCACCTGAGCGCCACGGTAGATTTCGTCGTCAGGGTCCGGTTTTCGGAGGATACCCTGCACCCACTCCATCGGGTCCTGCTTCCCGGCCGCCTGCTCGATAGCCGACAACGACGCGTCGAGATCGCCACGGTAGTGGGCCTTCAGCTTGGCGATGACACCACCAGCAGATTTACCCAGCACCTCCTTGCCACGCCGGAAGACCTGAACCTCCAAACCTCCGACCGGCGCGCTGGCGCCCGAACCGTTAGGTTCGGAATCTTCTTCTCCCTTCCCTTCCTTGATCCCTTCCCTTCCTTGATCCGTCGGGGGAGTTCGGGGGGATTCGGGGGAAGTCGGCGGGGCTGGCAGCCTGGC